AGATAATGTTAATGTAATATCAATCTTAATACCTGCTAATGAATCAGGGTCGCTTTCTGTATAAAATGTTATTTGCATATTATCATTAGCTATCCAATTGTATTGTGGGTCTCTTAACTCTGCCACCATATCTTGACCTATTAAAGTCATATCGCTAAGTACCTCCGTTTCATTTGTTTCCTCCATTAGCATTCTATCCATTACATAAATAGAAAAATTGTATTGTATTTGCTTTGCTAAAATCTGAGCATTAGTTAACGTAAAAAACATAGCAGGATATGTTACCTCACCATTACTTAACCTCTCCCAAACATCGCCAAAGTACACAAACTTAATTTGTTTGTGGTTGTTTCCGAATGCTGTTATTTGCTTTACTAACTGATTTAATGTTAATGCCATCTTTTTTTGTTTTTTCTAAATAAACTTTTAGCTTATTTTGATTTTTTAAATTAGCTTCTTTGCTCATATTAACAGCCTATTTTACCTTGATATTTTTTCTCTAAGCTCTTACTATCATAACAACTATCATCCTCTAAATATAAAGATGAAGTGTAACCTTCAAGGTCAGGTACTACTGTGTCTATGCCACTTGTAAAGTTTAAATACTCTGGGTAAATAGCATTGTTCTGTCTTAAAAACTTAATCATTCTTTGCTTATAAAACTCTGCTCTTGCTCTGTATCTATTAGCTACATCAATCATATCTTGCATAGAAGGATTCTCTGTACTTTCGCCTTGTTTTCTTAGCAATCCTTTATTATAAAACTGATAGGATAAGCCCATAGGTAACTCACTCATTACATAATAAATCAAGCAATCTGTTACATAATCATTTAGTAAAGTAGTTTCATTACCATTTAATGTTGAAGCATTAATAGCACTTTGCAATTTATTATATAATGTGCTACCAAGAGCAGGCATTATATACATATCTTGCGCTGTCTTTATTTCTGGCAATACTAATTTCTCATCCACGTTTGCGTGTAAGCCTGTTCTATCCTTGATACTTTGTACCGATATAAATAATGTATTTAATGACATTTCTTTTTATTTTTTTCTTGTAACAATATTTGTCAACCATTGATGCCTACAAGATTCACTTATAGTGCCACCATCATTCCACCAACCTCCCCTCCTATCCCAAACTGAGTAACCTAATCTAGCACTAATCATTTCAATTTCACTTCTACTATATAGCTTATTTGCTCTTAATAATTCTTTGCAAAAAGGTCTGCTTGTACTAATATCACTATCATTAAAACCTGATATCCAATCATAAGAATAACGAACTAAAATCTCTGTTGTTTCTGGCTTTGTTTCACCAACTGCTTTGCTCAATGGCTGTGTTAATTCCCTAGATATTTCAATATCACTATTAATACCTTTTCCTATTTTAGTTTCTTTAACCTTTAATATTTTTCTATCTTCTAAATCTTTTAAAATATTATTTATATTATTAACATCTTCATCTAAAATTTCTGCTAAAACCTCTGGAGTAATATTCTTTTGCTTTGCTATTTGGTCTAGTATATTTGATTCTAGTTGGGTAACATCTGCAAACATATAAAAATCGGTCTCATCATTAAATCTCTTTTTAGACTTCCAAATATTATAATTTTTTTTACTCTCACCAAATTCAAAAAATACACCAAAGTCTTGTGCTGCAAATTGAGCATCTAATTCTTCCGAACCTAACCAAGTATTAACCTCGTCATCGCTTAAAGCATATCCTGTTTTAAGCATTGCAGTAGCTTGTTCTCTGTTAATCTTGCCCTTTGTAAACTCACGAATGATACGCTGCATATTCTGCCACTCACGACCTTTCAATCCTTTAATATGCTCGTTAACAGATAACTGCGCGGCAGGTATTGTAGCATCATTTACAGGAGCATATTTGGTCATATCAATACCTAATTTTTCTAATATCCATTCTTTAGGCGCAATATTAGAAATAGTTTGTTCACTAAATTCAATTCCTAAAGGCTCTGTAGGGATAATCTTAATCTCACTTATAACACCTTTTAATTTAGCTAACATATTAAACACACTTTCTAGGTGCATTTGTTTTGCGTTTACATAAGTGTTTTTAAATATCTCGTAACCATCGCGCATCTCGGTTCTGCTTCCTAGCTTACCTGCTTCGGCAATACCCATAATAGATGGGGTAGTAACTTGATGCCCTGAAAATATATTAGTTTGAATTAACGCATCTACTCTGCCGAAATCTTCTTTAGTTAAATCACTTGTACCTAAGTCATCTACGACAGGCTTCCTAGATATGTCATTGACAAAAGCAATCATATATTTCTTACCATCCGCGCCGCTATATGTCTTACGCAATCTATTATCTACATTACGCTTCTCTTCATCACTAGGTTCGCCATTTGGCAAAGTAATAAGTTTGCTAGCAGAAAACCCTGTCTGTGCGTTACCTAAAATATGTTTAGAAACCTCAATATCTGATTCAATATAATTTAAAGCCGCAAAGTATGAAGGCAACCCATAGATACCAATGTTAGGTCTGTATTCTTTTACATAAAGAATTTGTTTACCATTTGGCTGCTTAGTATTGAATGCACGAATAACATCTGGTTTAACCTTGTTATCCTTCCAATCTTCTTTATACCAATATTGAGTATTGTCCTTATTGGTTCTAATCTTAGTATAATCACAATGCCATAACTCCGCAATGTTTCCTGTTAAATCCCAAATAACTTCTAAATAAGCACCGCCAAATATCTCAATGTCTAAAGATACCTTTCTAGTTAAATCGTTTAAAGATTCAACTCTATTAGCTTTGTCTATGAATGCTTGGGCATCTGCTTCGCCACTCCATCCGTTACCTGTAATATAATGTACCTTGCTTTTAATAATAGCACTATGCTTAGATGACTTGTTATAAAGGTCAACTATATAATCAGGGTAGTCGTTGTTCTCACCATATTTAATGTAGCCTCCATCAATACCCTTCTTTTCTTTAAATTCAGGCTGTCTGGCTTCTGCGAATGTTAGTACTCTTAAATCTATCATTGTCTAATTGTATAAGTGTCTGTTGTTGTAAATTGGTTATATGTTAGCGTAGTTCCTGAAAGCCACATAATACCTGTTTCTAGCTTGTTTAAGCCACTAGGATTTGTGTTTGAGGTACTTGCCTGCTCATATATTTCGTATGTGTATTGCCCTTCTAATTGGCTTGCAAAGTGTGTGTTTGTTACAATGCTAAATTCATTGTATCTATCCTTGTACAAACTTGTATCACTAGCAAATAACTTAACAAACTTAACCTCTAAATTTGTACTTCTATTAGTAAAGACAAACAAATAGTTAGGGCTTGTCAATAACTGCTTTTCAGTTAATGTTAACACAATCGTATTAGTTTCTGTTTTTGTTAAATGTATCATCTATCAATAAATAGTAAAAAGATGAATGTTTGCAAAACACTCTAGTAATGTTATAACTTGACTTATGTTATAACAAAGTAAGTCAATAACTTGACTTTTTGACACATAAAAACCCCCACCTAGAAAACTAGGCAGGGGAACTAAACTATGAAAAACTACAAACTTCTATCCTGCAGTTGTTAGGGCAGCAGCTACTGTACTATTAACCTCTGGTGCTAAAGCAGGTTCTGCTCCAGCAAAGGTTAAAGTATATCCGCTTCTATCTCCTTCAGCAGTACCTGTTGCGGCACTACCTGCTGTTAAGTCTAAAGACCTTGTTTTACCAAGCATAAAGAACTTACCATTGTTGTCTTTAGCAACAGCAACAAGTCTATTTTGTGCTAATAATAAGATTTCATTTCTTGTATTAGCTTGTAATTTATTTAAAATTATTGTCAATTCAGGAGTAAAATACAAAGTACCATTTTGAACATTTGATGCTACGTTTTCAGTAAACATTGATGTTCCTTTAGTTAATTCATATTTGTAAAACTTCTTACCTGTTGCTTTTACTAAAGCGGTAATTACACCACTAGCTTCAGTACTTGAAGTAATATCTGAACTTGCAATAAAATAAACCTCTGTAATTCCACCTAGGGAATCACGACAATCAAGGGTATATCCTTGTGTTAATGCACACGCCATAATATTTATTTTATTTT